ACTAAACTAACTATACCACCTTTGGCAAATGGTTTACCACCTGACAAAAATGCTTGGTTAACTTGTTCTTGTAAACTTCCTGGTCCTACTTGTCCTCTCTGTTTTGGTTGTCCTTGCATACCCATGTTGTAAGAGAAACCTCCGCCGCTGCCTCCGCCTCCGGAACCGCCGCCGTAGCCATAACCACCACCGCCACCACCTCCTATGCCTCCAGGTCTTGTAGCCGAATAACCATAAACATTTGGTAAATATTGTCTTATTTGATCAGCAGATGCATTTTTATTTTGTAAACCGTAATATGAAAATTTAAGATTAGGATTACTTTCAACGTCATCAAAAGACAATGTGCCAGTTGGGTCATAGGCTAAAGAAGAATTAAAATTAGGATTTGGTATAGGATTGCCATCTTTGTCCCTTAAAACTTCATTTGGATTATTAGGATCTGTGATGTAAGGGTCCATTGAATTAATAACACCTGGGTCATATCCCAATCTTTCTAACTCAGTTGTATCACCAGTTTGTTGAAATCTTAATTTTGCTTTGTTCGCTTCTATCTCTGCACCAAAAGTGCCTCCTAAATCTCCAGAAGCCTCCATTGCAAATAAACCTGTTTTAGCAATATCTTCTAATTGTTGATCAGTAATATTATCTAGGTTTACATTACCTTTATCATCTTTTTTAGTATCTACTAAAGCAATTGCTTTTTTTAAATCTTCTTGCCTGGCTTTAGATGCTTCGTAAGCAGTTCTTGACCTACCCTCGTTCATTTCTCTGTAGGTAATATTACCTCCAGGCATCATTGTATCTAAATAAGAACCCTCATTTCTTTCTTGTTCTACTTTTGTGTCTCTTATTCTTCCAGACAATCTTTCTTGGCTTTTAGTTTTTGCTTCAGATGGTCCAGAATAATTTCTATAACTTCTATTGTTGTTATTAGATCTTCTATTGTTGTTATTAGATGTAGAACGACTTCCGTAACTAGAAGATGCAGCTCTATTAGTGCCGCCACCAGTAGCTTGCATGTATCCACCAAATCTAAAATGTGGTATCGTCATTATCTTAAAACCATTGTTCTAGAAAAATCCATTTGCGGTTTGCCTTTGTATCTTCTTTCATACGCATCGGCAAACTCTTCGTATGTAGGTGCAAAACTTCTTGTGGTGTCAGTCATGTTTGCCAAGAAATCTCTGTATTCGTTTTCATATCTTCTATTGTTTGTAGCAAACGTAGGTCCTTGTCCATACATAGATGCTATGCCTGCCTCTCTTCTTGAATCATTAAATGGCACAGGCACATTCATAGCTTCATCTGCAATTGTGTCCGTATCTCCTCTTAAGAATGCTAACTCTTCTTCGTTTAAATCATTAAAATATTTATTGCCACCTTCTTGCTCAAAAGTAAAACCAATAGGTTTATCTTGAGGATAAGTTATAGGAAAATCTTGTTGTGGGTAAGGTCTAGTTGTACCGTCAAATCCAAAAGTCTGTCTTGCATATTCTTGCATTTCTTCTTCGTCTGTATCTGCAGCACCAGTAATGCCTTTTTTATCAAACATATCTTTTCCAAAATCAGATATGTTAGATAAAAAATTACCACCAGCTTTTGCAGCTAATCCTAGTAATCCACCAGCACTTGTGTAATCCATAATTGCATTTGCTATAGGATACATTGTTCTATAAGCATCAGGTGCAGATGTTCTAAGTCCTTCACTTTGATTTGCAAATTGCCTTTGCACATCAAGAGGTGACATTCCTTGTTCTTGTCCTATTCTGTATTTATCAAAACGATTGTATTGTCTTCTAGCGTCTTTAAGTTCTTGTATACGTGGATCATTACCACCAAACGTAGATGCTTTTGATTGTAAATCCATCATACGATTGTAATTCTGCATCTCCGGCCCCTCACTAAAAGGGGTCGGAGTGTTCATTCTACGAATATAATCTTCTCTTGCTGACACTAAATAGCTCCAATTATTACGATTACTATTAGGGCAACAATTGCAGCTTTAATCCAATCCTTTAGCTTCCAATTGCTCCACTCTTTCAAGTGTGCCCATAAATCTTCTAGTAACTTCATATTTACCTCCTCTTTTTAGGTTTTTTCTTCACCTTTCCACCATTCTTCATTGTCATCTTTTGACCTGTTTGGCGAGCAAACTTTTGAGCCTGCTGCGTTCCAGCTGAAGTATAGGGAAACCTTCTCATACCGACTTTTGGCATATTACCTCCTAATGTATTGTTGGTTTTTCATGATCTTTTAAAATCTGTAAAACTTCTGTTTGATAATCAAAACTTTCTGCAACAGCTAAAAACATTTGTTGTGTTTGTTCTGTTCCTAAAACTTGTTCATACATATTTCTTGTAACTGCCATGAGTGCACCACAAACTTGCAAATAATCATCCTGTTTTTTTATTTCACTTTTAGCAGCTTCTTCTATTTTTATCATAGCTTCTCTAAGTTTGATCAGTAGTTTTTTTGGATCTTCTTGCATTGTTATTTGTGTTTTGTTTCATGGCCTCCCTTGTGTTAGCCATGTTTTCTTTTAGCACTGCCATTGCTTCGGTAGAATCTTCTTTGTTAACACTAGCTGCTACTTTCATTATATCAAGTGTAGTATTAGCCTCTAATTGATCTCGTTGCAAATCTAATTTTTCTGCATCTACCATCATATCCTTTTGTAATCTAGCTTGTGTTTCCATAGCTTTAAGATCAATCTCTTGTTGTTTTAATTTTACAAGTGGATCTTGAGCTTCTTTACTTATTCTAGATTCCTCATCAGATGCTAATTGTTTTGTCATCTGTGCTTCCATTTGTGCTTGTTCTGCAGCTTGTTGATTTACTAACTGATCCATTTGTTGTTGTAATTGCTGCATCGCCTGTGGGTTTTGTTGTGCCTGTTGCATTGCTTGTTGTAATTGTTGAAACTGTTGTGCATACTTTTGTTGCATTTGTTCAGATACAGCTAAAGATATGTGCTCTGACACGTGTGCTTGTAGCATAGCGTATAATTGTGGGTTTATTTGCACCATTCTTGTAAACATAAATTCTGCGTGTGCAGAAATATGTGCCTGATGATTTTGCATTGGAAATGGTTTTGGTTCTTTGCCACGCATAGCACCAGCATTTTCCATTGCAGGTGACATAGGTTCTGGATTACCTGGATCTGGTTTTAATATACCTTCTACGTTGTCGACACCCATTGCATCATACATTCTTCTATATGCTTCACGTAAATTATGTAATTGCGGTGCAGCATTTGCTAATTGTAATTGTTGTTGTGCTAACGTAACACGTTGAGCCATAGAAAATATATTTGGATCAGAAACAGGAAGAACGTCAACACGCTCATCAAAATCTGCTTGTTTTATCATTTGATTACCACCAATAACCATGTAAGGATATTGTGGTGGTAGATATAATTGAAATACTTTTGCAAGTAATTTAAACTCTACTTTTTGTGCGTAGTGTAATCTTTTGTGTATTGCACTCATAACTTTTGTGCCACGTTCTATTAATGCTAAAGTTGTGCCTACAGGATTTTGTTCATTACCTTCGCCCATTTTCATGTCTGCTATTGCAGCAAATGATTTTCCTGCATCTACAGCAAAACCTAATAACTGAAATAAAACAGCTGATGGTTCTTTGTATGGTAACATCATTAATGATTCTTTTATTGATTGCCCTGTTACATCTACATCTCTAAACTCACCTGGTTGTAATGGTTCATCGTGATCACGTATTCTCATGCCACGAGCTTTAAAACCTGCTGGTAAGTTAGCAAGAGTACCTGCATCAATTAATTGTCGCAAAGCACTTGTTGCAGTTCTTGATAACCCACCCAGCATGTGAATTAGACCAAATCCATAAAAGCCTAATCCAGGGAGGAACTTGTAATGTACAAAGTATTGATTCTTCATAAAGTTTGGATCACCTTCTTTGTAATTTCTTTTTATTGACAATATTTCTTGTGAATATTGATCAATAGAAACAATGTAAGGTAATTTAACTCCAGACGTGTCTTCAAAACCTGGCACATCAGCATTAATATGCATTTCTAAAATTGTATGTTCTTCATCACTAGAGCCATAGTTTTTTTCTGCTCCATCTAATTCATCTACTTTATCTGCAACATCATCAGAATCAATTTGTCCAGTTGGTAATTCTATGTCACGGTAAAAACCTTGTAATTGTTGTTTACGTATATCATTACCACTTGTTTTTATAATATGTGTTACACGATCTGCTGATTCTAAATCAGTTGCCATATAATTTATAACTAAGTCCTCACCTGCAACAAATTTTGCGCAAGCACGTTTCATTAATCCATCATAATAAACTTTTTTAAATGCAGAACCGCAAAGAGGTAGATAAAATAATAACTGATCCATATCTGGATCGTATTCCTGCATTACCTGTGTTATTTGGTAATTCATAAATTCTTGTACACGTTTTGCTTGGTCTTCTACTTCAGGCGTAGTTAAACCTACAACTTGAGTTCGTACGGGGCCGCTTGGGGGGAGAAGTTCCTTATACGCTTGGGCTTGAAACTGTGTAACAGATTCAGCGAGTAAGGGATGTACGACCCCGGACGCTCCTTCGAATGGTTGTGTGCGGTCTTCATATTTGAAGCCTAGCATATCAAGGCCTTTGATATAGGTATCTTCCCAATCCTTCCTTGAATCACGATCCGATTCGAATTCTGCTAGTAGATCACTTGCAAATCTACCTAATTCATTTTCTTCTATGTATTCTGCTAAATTAGCATCATGTGGTACTTGTGATGTATCTATTGGTGCGTTTGGATCTAAATTTATTTCTGCACTACCATCTTCCATTAACTCAATGTCAGGTTCAAAATCTACACCTTTAGGTGTAACATCTATTTCTTCACCAGTTGGTTCAATGTCCAATGCACCTGTAAGTGCCTCTAATGCTTTGTCTATATTATTCTTATTATCGTCAGCCATTTACAGCTAATCCCCCTTTCTTGTATGCTCCTAATCCTTTACTAATTACATCCTGTGCTACAGGATTATCTTTAATTATTAAAGTAGGAACTTCAAATGCCCTATTATCACCATCAGTTATAACAGTTTTCATAAACTTTGCACCACTTTTTTTAGCAACCTTTTTCATAGCACCCTGTGCTATTGGACCGTAAGCTGTGATATTACCCATATAATCTCTGCTTCCTCTTGATGTAGTTAAGTTTTTTATTTGTGGTGTTGATATGGATATACCATCATAACCACCCTCTTGTGCTGCTCTAAGTGCGTATTTCATAACAAACTCGTTGTAATCTTCTGTCTTGCTGTAAGGTCCTTGAGGTATATTACTAGTATCACTGTCTGCTGCTTTTGCTCTTTTATCTGCAATAATTTTTCTTATCTTTGCACGTTCTCTGTTAAGTCTAGCAAGTCTTACTTGTGTTTGTTTTGTTTGTGGCATTGATAATAAATCTTCTATTTTTGCTTGTATTAACATCATTTGTTGTTCATTTGCATTATCAACCTCTCTTACAACGTCACCGCGTGGTGAATATTTAGATTGTCTTAAATCATCTTGATATGCTCTCGTATCAGATAAAGGTTGTCCTTTTGCTGCCTGTTGTGCTTGATATTTTTTTACTCTTCTTGCTGCAGCGTTTATTGGTTGATGCATGTCAGATTGTATTT